CGACTCAAGTCCGACAGGCTGCTAGCGCATCGCCTCATTCAGATCGGCGCGCGCGTGAAACTCGCGGCGAATCTTGCCAAACCCTGCGTGCCCCACCTCAAGCCGGTGTTTCAGGCCGTTGGCCTTGTTCGGCTTGCACAGCAGGCAGCCTGCCCGGCGGTTCTTGGGGCGGCAACGCTTGTGGTTCATGTCGAATGCGACCGTAGCCATTCGCGCATCGCCTCGTTCACCCGCGTCTGCCAGCCGCGCCCGGTCGCGCGCAAGCCAGCCAGCACATCGGCATCGAAGCGGATCGCCACTTGCTGCTTGGTCGCGGCCAGCACCGGGCGTCCGCGCTTTTTGAGCGCTGTCGCCAGCTCGGCGGCAGTTGCCGGGTGGTCGTCTTCATCCTTGCCGTCCCACACGAAATCCTTGTCGGCGGGCACCGCGCGCGCGGCCTTCAACACCGCATCACGCTTCATCGCATTCGTTTTCGAGCCAGTCATCGTAAATCTCCCGTTCAAGCGTGCTTGCCCGGCGAAAGCTGATAATGCGCGACGCGCCATCGCGCCCGGTGTGCACCACCGTCAGCACCGCCAGAAAACCCAGCGCGTAGGAAACCGACAGCATCCGGGCCTCGCCCGAGCGGATCACCGCAATGTCCATCCGGAAGCGGGAGTCCAGCACCTCGCCCGCATCCGCGAAATCCAGCCCGTGCTTCGCCAGATTGGCCAGCCGCTTGGCTTCGTCCCAGGTGAGTCGCGTTTCCATGCAAATAATTGTAGATGCAATAATTCAGGAAGACAAGAATTTTTGTGGATGCGGCCAACGTACCAGGAGAAAACAAATGGAAGCGTACCAACCAATTTACGACGCAGTGAGAAGCAGGATCAACAACGGCGACATTGGCGCGGCCATTGAACAGGCGATGCGTGACGCGAATATTTCTCACTACGCGGAAAGAAGCACCGATGCCGTTCAGTGCGCGGCGGCTGAGTACGAGCGACCGAGCGTGTTGTGGCGACCGAAGGTGTTTATCGACGGAAACCAATGGTGCGCCCTCTACGGCGATAACCTACAAGATGGCGTTGCAGGGTTTGGAGACTCGCCAGCAAAAGCGATGTGGGACTTCGACCGAACATGGCAGAAGGATTTGACGCCCAACGCTCCGCATGAGCGCGCCGCCGAAGGCGGTCCGCTCGATGCGGTGGTTGTGCGTCAAAACGTGACTACGGAGTGAGGGCGTGAATGAGTTGGCACTTTTTGCAGGGGGGGCGGCAGCATCTTGGCAGCACACCTGCTTGGATGGCGCACCGTCTGCGCTGTTGAAGTTGATGCCGGAGCGCGACAAATCATCCTCGATCGTCAACGTGATGGAGTGCTTGAGCACTTCCCGATTTGGGATGACGTGCGAACCTTTGACGGTAAGCGGTGGCGCGGAGTTGTTGATGTTGTTATGCTGTCTGCGAGGTGATGTGGCGCGCCGACGGCAGCGAGCTGGTGGTCGACCGGATGATTCCGCGCGACGCCCGGCGCTTCGTGTTCGACGTGGAGGGGCGCCCGCGGTTGTTGACGAATCGCAACATGCTCGATGGCGAGGAGCTGCCGCCGAGGAAGTTCGTGGTGCACCGCTTTGGCGCCAAGGATGAGTCGCCCTACGGACTGGGCCTGGGCACACGGCTGTTCTGGCCGGTGTATTTCAAGCGCATGGGCATCCAGTTCTGGCTGGCGTTCGCCGAAAAATACGGCATGCCAACGGCGAAGGGCATCTACCCGTCGGGGACCAGCGAGGCGGACCAGCAGAAGCTGCTCGACGGCTTGCAGGCGCTGTCCCAGGAGGCGGCGATCATCATGCCGGAGGGTATGAGCGTCGAGCTGCTGGAAGCCACCCGCAGCGGCATCAACACCTACGACCAGTTGTGCCGCTACATGGACGAGCAGATTGCCCGCGCGGTGCTGTCGGAGAGCTTTTCCGGCAGCGAGTCGGGCGGCGCGCTGGCCAGCGCGGCGATCCTGCGCAACGAGGTGCGCCTGGAGCTGGTGCGCGCCGACGCCGACCTGTTGAGCCATACGCTCAATGTCAGCCTGGTGCGCTGGATAAGCGAGCTCAACCACCCCGGCGCGACGCCGCCGACGGTGTGGCGCGCCGTGGATGCGCCGGTCGATCTCAAGGCCCAAGCCGAGCGCGACCAGATCATCGTTGGCATGGGCTTTACCCCCAGCCTCAAGTACATCAACGATACCTACGGCGGCGAGTGGACGCAGGCCGCCCAGACGATTGGCGAACCCGCAAGGGACGCATTGGCGAACCCGGCTGAAACTTCGGGTTCGCCAATGGATGGGCAGGGTGAGGCGCCGGCATTCGCCGACCTCGACGCCTTCCCCGACCAGGTCGCGCTCGATGAGGCCGTGGCGGGATTGTCGGACGGCATGCTCACCGCGCAGGCGCGGCGGATGATCCTGCCGCTGTTGGCGCGGGTGCGCACCGCCAAAAGCCCGGAGGCGTTGTTAGGCGAGCTGGCCGAAGCCTATCCGGCAATGGACGGCGGTGCGCTGGAAACCCTGCTGGAGCGCCTGATTTTCGCGGCGATGGTGTGGGGGCGGCTGTCCGCCGAGGAAGAAAGCGGCAATGCCTGATCCCGCGATCATGCGGGCGCTGTTCGACCGCCCGCCCGCCGACGCTATTGAATTCCTGCGGAGCAAGGGGCTGGCGCTGACCTGGAATTTCCAGGAAATGCAGGATGACGCCCATGCCCGCGCCTTCACCGTGGCCAAGGCGACCCGGCTCGACATCCTTGCCGACATACGCGGCGCGCTGGTGGACAACCTCGCGGCCGGCGGCACGCTCGAAGACTTCAACCGCGACCTGATCCCGACGCTGCGCGCCAAGGGCTGGTGGGGCAAGCAGGTCGCGGTGGACCCGGACACGCTCGACGCCGAACTGGTGCAGCTCGGCAGTGTGCGGCGCCTGAAGACGATCTACCAGACCAATGTGCAATCGGCCTACATGGCCGGGCGCTACCGCCGGCAGATGGATGCCGAGGCGTTTCCCTACCTGCAATACCTGGCGGTGATGGACAGCCGCACACGGCAGAGCCATGCGCTCCTGCATGGCAAGGTGTGGCGCAAGGACGATCCGGTGTGGAACAGCATTTATCCCCCCAACGGATACAACTGCCGGTGCAGGACGCGCGCCTTGACCGGTCGCCAGCTCGACCGCGCCGGGCTCAAGCCGGAGCCGGCCGCCGAGGTGCTGACACGCGAGGTCGCCTTCGGCATGAACAAGGTCACCGGCGAAGTTTTCAAGGCCACCCAGGCCGGAGTGAAGGTCAAGGACGCGCTCGGCAAGACCAAGGTCATGTGGGTGGACGCCGGGTTCAACGCCAACCCTGGGCGGGCGGCGCTGTGGGACGTGCGCGGGCGGTTGCCGGATTGCGACGGCGGAGTGGATTTTGCAGACGCGCCTTGTCTGGCCATGCCGAACCAGAAAACGTGGCGAGACTATGGGCGGCCGCGCCTGCGGGATGTGGCACCCGCACTCAAGCTGCCGGCCCCGGAAATGCTGCCGGCGGGCAATTCGCGCTACGAGGCCGTGGAAATCCTGGCGCGCGCGCTGGGGCTGCTGGCGCTCGACACGCGCCGCACGGTGCGCACGCCATTGGAGCCCGTGCGCCTCGACCGCGACTGGCTGCCTCACGTGGTGGAGAAAGAAGACGATGCGCGGGAGCGCTATGGCAATTTCGTTCTTCCCGCCCTGCGCGCCCCCTTCGAAGTGTGGCTCACCGCCTATACCGACGGCAAATATCGTAAACGCTATATCGGCCTGTTCGAAGGCACGCGTGACTTGATGGTGGTGGTGCGCGAGAATCTGGACGGCAGCCTGATGTGGAACCTGATGCAGGCCAGCCATAAAAACATGGACGCGCATAGAATCGGCGCGCTGTTGTATGGGAAGTAAGGCCGGGGTCCCGTTCCAGTCCGCACGCGGGTACGCTGGAGCCCTTTCGCCGGTCGTCGGGCCCGCGCCCGACCGGTTTCTCGCCCGGCCTTGTTTCAAGCATAGCACGGAGCCCGCATCATGCTGAACATCGAAATCGACGACCGCGAAGTGCTCGCCGCGCTTGACCGCCTGCGCCGCCGCGTGGACGACCTGTCGCCGGCCATGCGCAACATCGCGCGGTTGCTTGAGTCGGAAACCGAGAGCAACTTCCAGAACGAGCGCGGCCCGGGCGGCGCGTGGCCGGCGTTGAAGCCGGCGACGGTGCTGGATCGCCTGAGAAAACGCTACGAAGGCCCCATGCTGCAACGCACCGGGGCGCTGGCGCGCTCGGTCGGGTCAGCCTACGGCCGCGACTTCGCCGAAGTGAGCGTGGCGCAGAGAACTCCGGGCGGGCGGTTCAGCCTGGGCGCGATCCACCAGTTCGGCGCGCCGACGCGCAACATCCCGCCGCGGCCGTTTTTGCCGGTGGACGCGGCGGGCGTTCTGGATGCCGGGGTGACGGACGGCATCCTGGACATCATCGGGCAATTTCTCGACACGGCGTAAAACGCGCTGTGAGCGATTATTTTCGCCTCGGACATACAAGGGCCGTCCGCCGGAAAAAAACGCAACAGCGGGCGATCTAACGTAGGCTTTTCGGTCTCTAACCATATGGTGCGGGAAGCGGTTTTCATGGTTTGCATTAACGTGGCGCGATTGAGGGGGTGGCATGTGCAGCAACATCGATGACTTCAACCGCGGCGCGGCGCTGATTCTGGCCGCGCTGTACCGGTCATTTCCGCTGCCGCTGGTGCTCAAAACCGACAGCCTGGATGCGGGGGCCGATTTGCCGGATGACATCCGCGAAACACGCTTGAGGGAGCGCGCAGCCATTTACGAGGCGGCCGCGGTGTTTTTGATGGAAGAGGGCTTTGTTCGCTACGGTTCGCAGGTGAAGGGGGGCGGCATCTTTACCGGTACAGTGCTGACCTCCAGGGGGCTGGCCGCGCTGAACAAGACCTCCGCGCCGCACATCCAGGGCGTTGACACGCTCGGCGACAAGTTGCTGGGCTTCGCTAAAAACACGGCCTCCGAAACATTCCGGGACGGTGTCAAGCAGGTTGTGTTGGCCCTCATTTCCTGAGTCGCCAACCGGGGGGATTTTCTAACCCCCGTTAAGTCCGCCCCGTCGCGCGAGTCGCGATCATGGGCGGCATGAAATCGATACCCCTTTTCCGGCCCGGCACGCATACCGCCATGAGCGGCGCGGCGCTGGCGTTTTCCGAGGCCGACGTGGCGGGCATCGCGGCCGCCTACGATCCGGCGCTGCACGAGGCGCCGCTGGTGATCGGCCACCCGGCCACCGATACACCGGCGCGCGGCTGGGTGAAGTCGCTGTCGTTCGCCGACGGCGTGCTCGCCGCCGCGCCCGACCAGGTGGACGCGGCCTTCGCCGAATGGGTGGCTGCCGGCCGCTACAAGAAGATTTCCGCCAGCTTCTATCCGCCGGCCCATCCGGCCAACCCCAAGCCGGGGGTCTACTACCTCAAGCACGTGGGCTTTCTGGGCGGCGCGGCGCCTGCGGTCAAGGGCCTGCCGCCGATCCAGTTCGCCGACGACCCGGAATGCGTGACGCTGGATTTCAGCGTGGACGGTTTTTCGATGGCGCGCTTCTTCACCGGATTGCGCGAGTGGCTGATCGACAGGTTCGACCTGGATACCGCCGATCGCGTGGCGCCGTCCTGGCTGGCCGACGAGGCGCGCGCCGAACCCCTTCCCCAGCCTGCGCAGCAGGCGTTCAACGAGAACGAGGACGACACCATGACCGAAGCTGAAAAAGCCCGGCTCGCCGAGCTGGAAACCCGCAATACCGAGCTGGAGGCGGAGGCCGCGCGCCTGAAAACCGAGGCCGCCGCCTTCGCCGAGCGCGAGGCCGCCGCCGTACGCGCGGCGGCAACCGCCGAACACACGGCCTTCGCCGATGGCCTGGTGAAGGGCGGGCGCCTGCTGCCGGCCGACCGACTGCTTGCGGTGGCGCTGCTCGATGCGGCCGCCGCCGCGCCGGTGGAATTCGGCGAGGGCGCGCAGAAAGCCACGCTCGACGCCGCGCGCCTTAAAACCTTCCTCGCCGCGCTGCCGGTGCAGGTGGCGTTCGGCGAGGCGGCCGCGCCGGA